CAGGTGAAATCCTCATGGCTGTTGGTCAAATAAAGCGCGGAGAGCAGCGGCTGCACTCCGTACCAGCTCTTGCGCACCGGGTCCCATCCGGTGCGGCTGAAGCGCGTCGGATCGCCGAGGCCATAAAACAAATTGTTTGAAACCTGGAACCTCTGCACCGGATAGCAGACGCCAGAATCCGGTTTGCAGCGCGAAGAAATGGCCATCGCCATCGAAGCGTAGCGGCCTAAATTGTTGGTGAAGGTGAAGTCCTGCACCCGGTTGGTGGCGGACCATTTCGCGGTCGATCCCGCCGAGGCGTTTTCATCGAACAGCTCACCGTTCTGCTGGCCGCTCGATCCGCAGGCCCACTCCATGACGTTGCCGTCGAATAAAATCCGGATCCCGGACTTCACTTCATATTTGTTCTTCCACACGTAGCCGACGAAGGCGTTCCCGCTCGGGCCGGCCACGCTCTTGACCGCCGCGTTCATGCAGTTGAACGGATTTCCGGTGATGAAGTTCTGCCGGATTTCTAAGTCTCCCGGAGGGCACTCACCGATGACGCCGCAAGTCGAAAGCAGCGTGGTTTGCGAGTTGTAGGCGATGAACGGCGACATATTCCCGCCGCCCAAAGTGTCGCGCCAGATTTTGAACGGCCCGGGCCCCGATTCGATCAGAATGTCGTGCGACTCGGTGTTGTTGACGTGGATCGCATCAGTCCCCGAATGGGTGAAATAGCAGTAGCTACACCCCATGAACACGGCATTCAGGATGTGGGATCCAGTCGCGGTGACTTTGGGGAAGTCGTAGCCGTGAAGGTAATCGCGATCAAAGCCAACATGGACCGGGATGGTGCAGTTGGGTTGCGCGGGTGAGCCATTACAGCCGGAAGCGGTCATGGCCCCGCCATCGATCAGGTCGTGCCCGGCCAAAAGCGTGAGCTCTGAGATTGTGCCCGTGCCCGAGTAAGTTTGCGACTCGCGGATCTCGGCGTCGTAAACGGCGTAGTTGTGCGCCTGGTCGTCGAAGTTGACGAGCGGGCTGGTGCCACCGTCGATCTGCAAGGTGTACATGCAGCAACTGAGCTGGTCCTGGATGATGTGATTGACCTTGCGGATCGAGCCCGGCGTTCCGGGCGTCATCGCGCCGATGAATTCAGAGTAGGTGTTCCAGGTGATCTGGCAGTTGGTGCAGGTCGTAGTTGTGTAGTAAACCGTGACGGTCTCAGAGGTCACGGTGGGAGGATTGGTGCCCGTGGCCTGCCACTGAAAACCGAAGCCATTGTTGTTGATGTCGGATGCTGTCCAAGCTGTTCCCCAAAGGTTGGTGGGGCCACCATAGGTCAGGGTGATACAACAGGAAGTAGGAAATACAGTGTTGGTGCCGAGGTTTGATCCTACCGCAGTACCCGCCTTCATCAGCTTGGCATAGTTGTCCTGCGTGTTGCCGGTGATCGGGTTGTTTTCAAAGGCCTTAACTACAACTTTAATTCCGTTGATAGTCGATCCGGTTGGGATCGAAAAACCATACGCAGAACTATTGAGGAAGTCGGTTACGCCAGAGCCGAGTGAACAGGTCGAGGACGCGCCAATTACCCATGTGCATGAACCGCCGCCGCCGTCTGCCATCGTTCCTGGCCCCACGGCACCGGTGTTGGTTGAGCCGCCTGAAACATTCGATACTGACGCCACATACCAGGTGGTGTTGAGCGGCGCGAAGGAGCTGCCCACCAGGTCAAATTTGTCGTTCACCGAAAGGCCAGGACTGGCGGCGAATTGTGCCGTAGCGGTGCAGCCGGAATTGTCAGAAGCGCAACCAGCGACCGAAAGCGAATTGAGCATGGCCTGCCCTTGGAACGCCAGAATTCGGCCATTTTGGGTCGCGCTCGATCCCGGCGTGTAAGGGAAGGTCAGGTAAGTGAATTGCGTTGTGGTCGGCGTGATGCAGCCCGGCGTCGGTGGTCCGCAGACCAGGTACTGCCCGCCGAAGCTGCGATCGTCCGGTTGCCAGATGGTGACCAGCTCGCCCACGGCGGGCGCGGCGGCCATGGTGTTCGCAGGAGTCGCGGTCACGACACCGGCTGAATAGGTGAGACCATTCACGCTCGCAAGGTTCCAGGTTCCGAACTGAGTTCCCACTGGCAGCGGGTTGCTCGAATCGAGAACGATGGGTGAGGTGGAATTGTCGCCGGTGATCTGCGGGAGGCGCACGCCTTGCGAGGTGTTGTTGATGGTCCCGTGAATCAGGCTTCCGACCGGAACGACGAGGCTCGCTGAATCCCCGTTCGCCTGGCGGCAATTCGCCGCGTCCGTCGCGGCAGAGTCGATCCCCGCAAAGGTCTTCGCGTATGGCCCTTTGCTCACCCCGTGGCAGAGCCAGGTAGAGACGCCGTCGATGGTCGGCGTGTTGGTGTAGGAACCTAAAATCGATTCGCCTTCGTTCGCCCAGAGCTGCGGCAGGATGGGTGTCCCCGATTGCACACCCTGCACCGGCAGCGAATAGCACTGGATGTCGCTGTTGCCGGTGACCGTGTCGCGAACTTTTATGCAGGGAGAGTCCGTCTCGACATTGGTCGGCGTCCCGCTCAAGGTGACCGTCACTCCCAAGCAGGGCGGCGCTGCGATCAGCGATCCGCTGGTCGAGCAATTGCCATCGATGCCGGCGGGAAGCGTTCCTGAATTCAGCGTCCAGGTGTAGGGCTGATTTCCTCCGACGGCGATGATGGCGCCGGAATTGTAAGGCTGATTCACGGTCGCCGGGGAGATCGAGAGTGTGGTGATATCGGGCGGCTGCGTGCACGAGAGCGTAGCCTGGCCAACGATGCCATTTACTGTCGCGGTCACCGAAGTGGATCCCACACCCGCACAAACAAAAGGCTGAGGATTGGCCGTAGCTCCGACCGTGGCAATCGAAGTCAGCGAACTCGCCCAAATCGTGGTCGCGGTAGTGTTGGGATTTTTCAGCGTGACATCTAAGGTCGAGCCGTCCGAATAAGTTCCGGTCGCGGTGAAAAGAACACTCGAGCCGTCGAGTCCGGTGAATGAGGCGGGAGAGATCGCAATGCTGACCAGCTGCGGCAATAGCTGCTGGCACAAGGACGCACCGCTGAGCTTGCCACTCGAAAGGACGGCGCACTGCCCGCAGGCTTCGAGCGGAAGCAAAAACAAAAGCGCCGCGATGAATGGAGCGAGTCTCATCCTCACAGCACGTTCACCAGCTTGGCGATTCCAGTTCCTCCAGCCGCGCCGTCCCCGACCGTGGTTCCAAAGTGCGTTCCCGCGGCGCCGCCATTCGCGCTCACGTTTGTCCCCAGGGTCACGCCGTTGGCGTAGCCGACCGTCAACAGCACGCAGCCGCCGCCACCTCCGCCGCCTCCGCCAACATTGCCGGCCGCACCATTCGCTCCCGCTGCGCCATCGGCGCGGATCGCTGCTGTGCCGGCCACCAAGAGCGCGGGCGCCACGACCTGGATGTAATCCCCGCCCCCGCCTCCGGATGCGCCGGCATTAGTGCCATCGCCGCCGCCCGCTCCACCAGGCGAGCCCGCGCAATTCGGGACGTAGAAAGGGCCAAAGCCGTAGAGCTGCGCGATCGAGGACGCTGAGCTGGATCCGGCGGTGCCGTTATTGGCTCCCGCTGCTCCGCCCGCTCCACCTGCGGGATTATTCGAAATCGATGCGAAAGTCGAACGCGGTCCGCCGGCGCCGCCGGTTTTCCCCGTGCCGCCCCCGCCGCCACCCCCGGCCCCACCGAAACCGCCAACGACACCGGTCGGGCCGTTATTGACTCCGCCAGTGGCCCCGCCAAATCCTTGCCCAGCGCCGCCCAGCATCGCTGAGCCCATCAGGATCACGGGATTTTGCGAATAAATAATCAGGCCGGCATTGGTCGAGGGCGTTTGGGTCGCAGTGCCGGTCAGCAGATAGGAGCTGTAGTGGTACTCGCCGCTCTTGTTCGAGGTCCCTCCGGAAGACGCGCTGAACGAACCATCGGCGGCGTCGCGGAAAATCTGGAAGCGCCGGTAGGGATCGAGCCGGTAAGGCTCGGCGATCACCTGATCGATGGCCGCGCCGGTGTTGTCAGCAACGCCGAGAAATATCACCGGGGGCGAGGCCGCGGCATACGAGCCGCTGTTCACTGTGCACACTTTCATGGTGTTCGACGAAAGATCGAACCAGTAAGAATTTTGCGTGCCAGCATTCGACGGGCAGGTGGGCGCGATGTAGGCGTAGGACGGGGGATTGAGCGTTCCTCCGAAATCGCCCACCACCAGGCTCGCGTTCGACACGTCCTGCTTGGCGAACACGAAATAAATTCCGGCCGTCGAAGTGAGCGACGGGGTGACGTTCGAGCTGAGGACCTGGTACTTCCCGCCGATGCACATCGTGAGCGATGTGGTCCCGCCGTTGATGGCGATCGACGTACTGCCCGAGGTGGCGAGGAAATTCGGCCGGCCGTTCGCGTCGACAGCGGAAGAAATGATCTGGTGATCGACCGCGCAGAATGTAGCTGGCAACATGCGCGGGTCCATAGGTTTGTTCGTAGCTGGGGCTGGCGAAGCCCCGTAAGCCGTGGGACCGGCGAGAATGTCTTCCGGATTGGAAGTGGGAAGCGAGGCAGAGAGTGTTCCGCAGGTATTGTTCCCCAGGACCGCAACCGTGCCGTTACACGCACCTGGGTTGGTGACCAACTGCGCCATGGCCACGTCGCCGTTGCTGTTGAGTCCTGGGATCGCATTCGTTGTGCCGGGTGCGGCGTTGATTAAATCGGCGGCCAGAAGGTCTTGGTTCAGCGTGCCGTCGATGAAGTGCGGTCGTCCATTGAGCGGCCCGAATTTAGCGTTGCCAGTTTGGGGAGCGGCCAGGACGCCGTTCTCGGACATGGTGAGCGAGCCCTCACCGCCGGGCACGGAGACCTGAAGCGTGCACGGGGTGACCAGCACTCCATTGACAACCGAGAGACAGGGGTCCACCCCGCCAGCCATCTGATCCGGGATGAATTTTGCGATCAGCCCAGAACCGTAAATTTCGAGGGTGTAGGCGGTGCTGGTCGGAATGTAAAAGTGGTAGTTCCCCAGCCCGTCGGCCTGGACTGGGTTTGGCTGCCCGCATAGTAGATCGTTGAGCGCCGAGCAAAGGGTGGCGAGCGGTGCGCAGGACTGCCCCGGATTGGTGATGGTGGCAGAGCCGAAGACGGTCGCAGCCGCGATTCCGGAAACGGTGTTGGCGTAAGTGAATTGGGTTGACGAACTGGAAACCACCGTCCAGGTGCCGTTGTAGGCGAGAGGCGTGATCCCGGTGATGGTCACAATCGAGCCGACACTTGGGTTTAGGGTGGAGGCGATGGTGACGGTGAAGCCAGATTCAGAAGCCGCGGTGATAGCGACCTGCGAACAGACGGCGACGGTTGCTCCGGGCGCGGGTTGACCGCTACGGGTGAGCGCGATGCCATCGACGCGGGTGTTCTGCGCCGACGCGGGCAGGGCCGCAAAGAAAGCCGTCAAAACAACCAGAGTCAGGAATTTACGCATGAGAATTTAGCCGGGGAAAGATAGCTCTTGCCAGATATCGGGTGAAGGTGTTGAATGAAAATCGCGATGTTTCCCGACTGGGTAAAAGCGGAAGATCGGATGCCGTGGGGCAACTACTTCGGCGAAGCTATTTTCTCGGCTTCACCTTGGTCGCGAGTTCGAGCGAACGCTTCAAAAGATCGGTCAACTCTTTTTCTGAATTTAAATCCACTCCCGGGTAATCATTGCCGGAAGCCTTTGCGCCAGCTTTTCCGCTCTGAAACTGCTTCGTCAGCTCGCCCTTCGCAGTCCTAGGCCGGGTGTTGCGCGCGAAGCCTTCTTCAGTTCCCCGCTTGAGCATGTTGCGCTGTTCGCCTTCGGCCTGATCGCGCACGTTCGATTGAATGTCTTTGGTCTCGGCCAAATCCTGCGCGCTATCGACCGCCGGATATCTGCGCCAGGCGGCGTTTTCGGTGGCGTAAGGCGCGGGCAGATTGGGGCGCTGGAATGGCGCTTCAACCGGAACCTGCGCGGGTGCGGGCGTTGCGGTAACGCGCGGAGGTCGCACCGGCTGGTAAGGCTCCGAAGGCGTGGCGTCGACAGTTGACGGCGGAGGGCCAGCTTCCACTCCTGCCCTTTGCCAGAGAGGGATCCGCGGCCCAACGGGTGCACTCGGCGGCGCTTGCGTCCCCGAAGCATGAACGGGTCGCGGAGTCATCGGTGTCACATCAACAGCGGGCGGGGCCGGGGCTGGCTCAACCCACGGCTGCTTCCACAGCGGAATCCGCTCCGGCGGCGCTTCGACTCGCCCGCGTCCTCCCCCGACCATCAGCGCAAGCTCGGCGGCTGGGCCGAGCACGCGGCCCGCAGCTCCAGCGTAGTTGTGGGCTTTGATGTCGCGGTAGACGCCCGAGCCGGGGAGCATGGGATCGTCCGCAAAATCCGGATGCGCCCAGGTGCCATGCGAGGGCGGGGTGTCACTGTTATCGCCCGTCCCATGCTGCATGCCTGCCCAGAGACGCCGCGTCCAGGAAGGTTGCGCCGGGAGAGGCTTTTGCTCGTCATCCCACTGAATGTCCGACGCAGCTGGGGCGCCCTGCTGCTGCGGCTTTTCGTCCCAGCTGACTTCTTGCTGTGCTGCGGCTTGCGGAGGCATTAGAAACTTAGCTCTTGCCAGATATAGGGTGAAGGGTTAGAGTCGGGGACATGATTCAGAGACTCACAATTCGGGCAGTTGAGGCAGCGGCAATCGCTCTGGGCATCATTTCGCTTGGGGCATACATCTATGCGTTCGCGGGACGGGGGTTCTGATCCTATGGATTTCCTAATCGTTGCGGGAATACTCGCGATCCCAGTTGGCTTTGCCGCTCTCTGCTGGTGGATAAGCAAGCGCTTCTGGCGCTCCGTCACTGGGCGATGATGTGGCCATTTTTTACGGTCACGCGGGTTCCGTCTTTTAATTTTCCGGTGCTACCTTCGGGCTTGTCGGTTGCCCCGTAGTCATGACCGCCGCCGCCGACACTCCCGGTGATCGAAGCGGGCGTTTCTTTGGTGAGATTCCCATAGGTGCCGCGCAACCCGTTCAAGGTTTCGCTCAAGTCGCTCAGTGAGCGCCGCGCCATGGTGCTGTCGGATGTCGCGGGTCCGGGCAGCTGCGACACCATGGCTTGGAAGTACGCCTGATTGCCCTTGCCCATCTTTCCGTTCTGCATCTCCATCTGCACCATCATCAGTTTGTCTTTCATCGCCCAATAATCCACGATGTAGTCCTTCACTGAACGGCGCAGATTCTCGGGGACGGCGTGATTTTCTAAAAGCTGGTCGATGATTTTGCCAGAGCCGCCTGGCAGCGACAATGTTCCGCCAGTGCCAGCAACCAGGATCCCCATCTGCTGAGCCTGGTGATCATCGAGCGCGGTTGCGAGCACAGTGCGCGCTCGCGGATCATCGAAGATGCGGTGATCATCGTTAACCAGGTGATTGAAAGATTTGGTGATGATGTCGGCGTTTCGCGCTTCTGATTGGAAGGCCTGCGGGTCTTTGATCAGCGTGGCGTCTGCGGTTGAAGGAACTTTGTCGCCGCGCACCAGCTCGCCATTGTAGAGATAGGTCTTGCCCGCTTCCTTCATTGCGTTCGTTGCCGCCGCGCCTTCCACGTGCACTTGCAAGTTGGTCGACGGCGTGGGGTTCGCTCCCATGTAGCCGACCATGGAATTCTTTTCGTCCGGCGAGAGTTGCTTCGAGTTGTTCACCGCTGCGGCGATCTTTTTGAAGTCGGTCACGTCGCCCGCGCCGATCAGCCCTTCGCCGCGCAGTACGCCGATGCCGTGCTGGAAGTTTTCTTTGTTCTGCACGGCCGTGTCCGTCGGCGGTTTTAATGGTGCAGCGCCCGTGATTCCCTGCCCCCAACGCAAAGTGCCTTTTGAGCCTTCCTGCAGCACTTGGCCGTTCGGCCCGACCATGCCGGGAACGACTTTGAATTCTTCTTCGTTCGTCTTCGCCGCTTCCGCGCCTTCTTTTTCGCCGCGCTTTCCCAGTTCTTCGGTTTCTGCTTCCTCGTGCGCTTGCTTTGCCGGGGCTTCGTATTCTCCCACCGCGTTTTTGTACTTCTCTTCGGCGCGCCGTTCCGGATCGGCATTGAAGATTTCATTGGTCGCGGGATTCAGTGCGGCCATGACGTGCCCGAACTTCGCCCAGCCGTGCGGTTCGGCAGGGGCGTAGTCTTTCCATTGCGGACGCGGAGTGACCGGCGGCGCGTTCTCGTCCTGAATGGCTGTCTTTGGCCGAGCGGCGCGGCTTTCTAAATCGTCGGGTGAAGCGACGGCCGTAGATCGCACTGCCGGGTAAGCGGAAGCCGCCACTGTAGAAGGAGGAGCGGCAGTAGCTGCGCTCATATCCGGCGCGGGCGTGACCGGAGCGTAACCTAAGCCGCCGTACTTGTCTTTGTCGTCGTCGGTGTAGTAGTCCGAATCGACCGCTGGATAATCGAATGCCATTTATTTTCCGAACCCTGATGCGATGCGCCCGCCCGCTCCGGTAGCGGCATTGATATAACCCGCAGTCAGTTCGTCGCCCGATTTCCCGGCTGCTCTGGCTTCGAGCGTTCCCGGCCCCAGCCCGTACATCGACTCCATGGCGTGCAGGTTTTCCCCCTGGAGATTCGAGAGGCCGTACATTCCGGCTTCCTGGTTGTGCATCTTCTGCTCTTGTAAACTCGCGGCGGTGTCGCCCGCGGCCCGGCCTTCTTCGAGCGCCAGCTGGTCGCTCTGCGCGGTCGCATCCGCTGGATTGCGGGTAGCAGCAGCTCGGTTGCGGCCTTCAAATTCGGCTGAAGAAAATGGCGCGGCGGTCGCTCCCATCTCGGACGTTGTGGCAGCGGCCTCTTCCGCCGGGCTGAAGTACCCGGTGTCCATTAAGGAGGTGTAGCCGGGGATCAGCTCATTTTCGAGGGCGTTCGCCTTATTGCCCTGATCGCCCGCGACCGCGTTGGTCTTCCCGAGTTGCTTCTCTGACGCGCCTACTTGTCCGCGTGCCATCTATTTCACCTGTGGGGTTTCTGCTGGAACTTCAAACGAGTACGACGGCCAGAGCGGCTTGCGCCAGCCGAGATGTAAAAGCAGCGGCCCGAAATTTTTCTCGATCTGGGGCGGCATCCAGCAATGCGTGTCAGAGAAACCGACTCGCCGCATGGGAGTGAGCATCTCGCGGTGCAGCACCAGGAGATTCGCCAGCTGGTCGCGCTTGCGTCCCGCATCCGGATCAGCCAACATGTAGGCTTCGGAAGTTTTTCTCAGGAATGCCGCCATCTGGATTCGGTCGTCGGCTTCGATCACGCAGGAGACCAAGAGCTTCTCCCAGTCGGGCGATGCGTAGTCAAAGCCTTGCTTCTGCTTCAAGGCTTCGATCTGCTCGCGATCGCGGGCTTCGTAAGGCCGGACGAGCACCGTTATCCCGGCCTCCGCGTGGGATTCACGAAACCCGGCGGGCTCACCCGATTGCCGGGAACGACGGAGACGTTCAGGTTCAAATAGTCCTGCGCTTTTTTGAGGGCTTCGCCGAGCTTCGGATCGGCCTTTGCGATGCGGTCGAGATTAGGCAGAATGACGGCCAAGCGCGGCGGCTCCGATGAAGCTGAAGTGAAGGTCTAGTTCAGAAGGCGCAGATTCCATCGCCACCTTGTGACGTCCGCAGAAGTGGCCGACGTGCTTCCAGCCGATGATGATCACGCGTTGTTTTTCTTTGTCTGCCGGGTCGATGCCGCGAATCGGCGAGCGGGCCAGCCACTGCGCCCACTCCGGGCAGTCGTCGCAGCAGCGCATCATCGTTAAAAGGCCTCGCACTGCACGATCAGTTTGTCGCTGGCTGTCCACGCGCTCGCCGCGGTGAGGGTTGCGCTGGTCGCAGTGAAAGCGGTTTCCCTAGTCACGATGTTTGTATTCATATCCTGCACCAGACACCCCCAACCATTGGTCGCGACCGGCAAGCCAATCACTCCGCTGGTCGCCGATCCGCCGGTGCCGACGTTTACCTCAAAGACTGCGCTGCCGTTCGAGTTGACGATGGAAGGCGAGGTGCCAAAGCCGGAGGAGATGGTGGGCGCGGTTGGAGAGATCCACAGATTCTGCGAGATGCTGAATGGGCCTTGCAGCTGCAGGAAACCGCTGAAAGTGATGGTGCCGGGCAAGGTGACGTTCCCGCTAATGGTTCCGTTCGAGAAACTCAATTTGGTGAGGTTCGCGTTTCCGCTCAGCAACTGGTCGAGCAGGGTGGAGTTCTGATTCAGCGCCAGGTTCCAGTTGGGCGCGTTCGCCACCGGCAACGCCAGCTGAATATTCGGGGTGCAGCCTTGCGTGTTCGAGGGAACGCAGGCCTGCCCGAAGGCCGCCTCGGAGAAGGCGCAAAGAGCAAAAGATAAAAATGCAATAACGTGATAACGCTTCATGCCGAGACTCCCCGCACCACGCTGACCGCGTCTTTCTTCAGCGACAACACCAATTTCTCCAGCTGGAACCATCCCGGCTGCGGATTGGCCCCGCCACCGAAGCCGCCCTGCCCGAAACCGCCTTGCCCGTATCCGCCCGCAAATGCTTGGGTCGAGACGGTAAGAAAAAACCTTTCCCCGTGGATATTCAGCGGGCGCTCGCCGTCGGAGGTCGAATTCACCGACAGGGTCCGTACACGCAGATTGGTTGTCCGCTGCGCGGTGGAGATCGAGTAGAAAAGCTGCCCCACGCCCTTGTCGGAGAATTTCAGAAACCCGGCGAGCTTGCGGTGCGCTCCCAGCTGGTACTGCTGCTCTTCCATGTGGGAAGGAATGGCGTAGCTGCGCCAGATCCCGAAAAGCGGCGTCCCGTCATCGGTCAGCTGCTGGGCGCAGTCGATTTGCTGGTAGATCTTGCCGTTCGGAGTGGCGCTGCCAAAAAACGGCTGAGCGGTGCCATCGACGCGCTCGGCAAAGGTCATCGAGGAAGCGGCGATCGACCAGACAGCCCAGCGGCGGCCGCGCCCGTGGGCCAGCATCTTTCCAGTGAAAGCTGAATATGTGACGAGCGGCGAGTTCGCGATATCTTCCGCGGAATCCAGCCACTTGTAATCCAGCATGAAGACCACGTTCGGCACGGTCGAACCAAAAAGCGGCGCGCCCACGAGAATCTGTTTGTTGACCCGGTCGATGCGCACCCAGATGGTGTGTCCGAAGGCCCAGTTGATCGACGCCCAGGAAATCTTCCCGGTGCCGGAAGCGTCGGTCTGAATCTCCGGGGTGATCTTCACTGGGTCGGATCCCCACACGATGTAAAGCCCGCTTCGTTCGGCAAACACCGCCCACTCTTCGTTCCAGTCGACCGCGTTTGGACCGCAAATGCCGACCGTGGCTGAAACTTCGTTCAGCGCCCAGGCTGCCGGTTCGTTCACCCCGTCGTCGGCTACGTAGCAGAGGTAATGGTCTTTTGCGAGATACAAATTGTTTCGCAGCGGGAAGCCGGCCCGCAGCTGCTCGCCGTCCGACGGCCGCACCTGGATCTGCCCGGTGGTCGAGTCGTATGACTCGGGATTAAAAGCGTGCGAGAGCCGTGCGGTCGATGAATTGAAGGGGGCGTTCGACGCCACGATCTGGATGGAATCGACAACGAACTGGCCTAAATTGGTGGGCGTGCCATCGGCGTAGAGCTGCAAGATCAGATCGCCCGGCACCACTCCGAGCGGCTGGTCGGTCAAGTTAGCCGTGAACTCCTGATACTGCGCGGTGAGTTGCGCCGCCGGAATTGCCATGCCCGCAGTGGTGAAGCCACTGAGCGTCGATTGCAGGTTGATGTGCAGCGTCCCTTGCGCGAGTCCATTCGCCAGGCGGATCCGCGCCCGCACCGTGTACGAGGTGTTGGGGGAGATCCTCGCAACCCCCAGATAATCCTGGAAGGCATGTTGCGTGATCTTGCCGCGGATGGCGGTCGCGCCGTCACCGGTGATCACATAGGCGTCGCCCCAGTCGGCGGGCAGGCCGGAATTGAGCGCACCATTGCCGCCGGCGCCGTTCACCGGATCCGCTATCCAAGCCAGTGGAACTAACCCTGACGCGCTAAAGCCGCCGTCAAAACTTAAATTCTGAAAGTTCGCGAGTTTGGCCCGCTCGCCCAGCCAGGCCAGGCGCGAGTTGTAGCCGATCGAGAAGGCCGATTCCCCGAGCTCCAACTGCGAGAACAAATAATTTGCCTGGAAGCTTGCGATTAAAATCGTGTCCGAAAAATCGACTACCGCGGTGGTCGAGACGTTGTCGGGGATGAGCATCAACGAGGTAATCGAATAAAACGAGCCGGTGGTGGCCGGCGGCGAAATCACTGGAGTGAAAAGCAGGAGCCGGGCCACCACATTTGGCGGACCGGTGGCGATCTGCGACACCGCGCCCTGCTGCGATCCCACGGCGTTGAAATATGCCGGCGGCGCGGCTTTGGTGATGAAGCCTTGGCGGGTGATGAAGCACAAAGATACCTGATGTAAGCCGGCGACGATCTGCCCGATGATGGTCGCGGTGCCGGCGGAATTGTTGATGGCGTCCGCACCGGCCTGCACATAAGTGAATGTGGTCGGGGTGGGGACGCTCACGATCGCAAACGTCCCATCCCAACCTGCCCCGATTGCGATCTGCACATTCCAGCCCACCTGAAAGCCGTGGGCGGTAGTGGTGTTGGCGGTCACAATGGTCGATCTGCGGACCAGGCTGGGGTTCTGTGGGGTCGCGGTCCCGCCCGAGCCTGTGGTGGTTGCGGTGTTGTTGTAGCCGACCTTGAAGGTGGTCGCGTTCACCACCACTGTGACCTGGGTGGATGCGAAATTAAATGACGCTGGCGTGACCCCGGCGAAAGCCAGCAGCTCGCCCACAATAAAGCCATGCGCGGCTGAGGTCACAACCGTCAGGCTGGTGTAAACCGTGACCGTGTAGGTTTGGTATCCGATCAGGTTCCCGCGGCCGTCGTATTGCGGGACCTGGTAGGAGTGCTGGACCGGGTCGGTGGGAGTAATGGTCGAGATTGCTATGGCCCCGCCCGCTCCGGTGTTATTGACGGCCGCTGAAGGCGGAACCAGGTTCGCCACCGCAGGCGATGCTCCCGGCCCTTCCTGCGAGACCCGGTCCCAATTCAGATCGTCGAACTGACGCGGGATGTCGAAGCCGCCGAGTGAGTTGAAGAACGCCTGGTACTCGCGCCCAAATAGCGTCGAGGACTGATAGAGCAGCCCGGCATACGGCCGCGAGGCCACCTTCGAGAGCGTCCCCTGCGGACTTTCTTTGTAGAAGTTGCCGACGGAATCCCACGCCAGCAATCTTTGCGCGAGGGTGGGAGTGGAATAGGTCTTCAGGCCGTTGATCTGGGCGTTCGCGGGGATGCCGGAATTGTTCGGCCCGAAAACCGCGAGCAATCCTCCCCGCTGCCGCAGGCCGCCTTGCGGGAACATCACATCCTGGGCGATCTCGGCCGCGCCCGGCGGAAGATCGGACGGAGGAATGGCCGGGCAGTAGCCGCCGAAGACCTCGATCGGCACATCGATTAAATCGGGACCGTAAGTGGACACGGAAGAGAAAAACCGACCTAGCTTTACAGCAGTTTCGAGAAGACGGCAAAGCCGGTGATCGAAGCGCCGGTGTATGCGGCTTCATAGGCTGACGCGGCGTGCTCGGCATCTTTGGAGGTGCCTTGACTTTGCAGCGCGGCCACTTTTATTTTCCCGCCGGTTGCCGGGCTGGTCGAAGATTTCACCGCGGCAACGTTGATGGTGTTTGCCCCGTTGATGGCGTTGCCCGACTGGTCCCACACGTCGAGCTGTAGGAGCTGCGAGCTTTCAACCGCCGCCAAGAGGCCGATGTATGCGGGGTCTTGGGTTGCGGGCAAGGTTCCGCCTGAAGTGAAGTTCAAGGGGTCGCCGCCGACGGGGTAATTTCCGGAAAGGGCGACGTTGAAGGTCACGTAAATTTCTGCGCCCAAGGCATCGACGGTCTGAAGAGAAACTTGTGCTGGCATAGTGTTTTTGCTCCTAAACGAATTTCAGAATTTAAAAAGTGTTGCCGTAAAAGTCGCTGCCATTCCTACCGCGCCCCGAGTACGGCCGGCGCCTGACTTGCTTGCGCTGCCGGCGGCGGACCGAAATCTGCTGTAGCAGAAAAATTTCTTCCTGGGCGTTGGCTTTAAAGTTTGGCGAGACCACGCCGCCCCGCCCTTCGGCGAAGATGAGAGCGCAAAAGTAAGCCGCCGCATTCACCACCCCGCGAATCGGCACCGGATCGGTCGGAGAGACCAGTTTCGGCAGATGCTTTTCGTACTTGAGCTTCAGATCGAGCGACTGGGTCGCGCCCAACGTGCGAATGCCGTCCGCTTCCCATTCCCACTGGCGCAAATACAAATCCTGCGAGAAAGGAAGTAGTCCGGCGTTCGGTTGCTTGAGCGGCGCGGCCTGGTCCGTGGTGCCGGTTTGCCGCTCCCACAATTTGAGCGGCAGAATCAAATCCGAAGGCAGCGCCGGGGTTGAACTGAAACTCGTTCCGACGCCATTCGGGTAGATGATGTTGCAGCCGGTGTCATCGATCACCATGCGGGCTTCGGGATCGATGGTGGGCATGGTGGGCAAACCGATCAGCCAGGTTTCGGTGGTGTCGACTTCGACGCCGTATTTCGCGAGTTCCAGCTGCACCCGCTCAAAGCCCGCGTTCAACAGATCAAACGCAAAGGGCGCAGTATCGGTGATCACGTCACCGCCCTGGACTTCGGAGTCGTTGCAGATGGTGCGCACGCGGGTGAGCACGTCGTCAGCGGTGTTATAAGCGGATGAACTGAGGACGGGCACGGGAAGAAAAAAGGGGAGAGTTCAGCGTTTACGAATTAAAAAGTTTTTCGAGGTAATCGAGTTCGGCCTGCGTCGCTTGCGCGCCCAACTCGTGCTCTTCGACGAAGGTGAAGATCAGCACCGGATTCCCCACCGGCGTTGAGACCTGTAGGAAGGCGCAATCTTCCGGCGGCACGTCGCCCCAGAACTCCGAGAAGCGGCGGCGGGTGATGCGGATTTCTACCGGCTGCATGTTGTGTTTAGCTGCGGGCTTTGCCGGAGGCCGTCATCGGTTCGGCGTAACGCTCCGGGTACATCTTCATGGCGCGCTCTTTCGGCTTCATGATCCGCAACTCCTCGATGCCTTCATCGAGCCAGCCCGAGCACTGCGGGCAGCTCAAGATGTCTTCGCGGATTTTCGCGCCGCAACCCGGACAATCAACCAACTGCTGCGCGATGTAGCACCAGGGCCGCTCCTGGCCGAGTCGTCGGCAGGCGGATTTGTGCAGCTCGTTGATGTTGCGCTTCGCGGCTTCATTGCCCGCCCAGAGCAGATCGCCTTCTGAGACCAGGCGCGCGTCTTCGAGCGAGAGGTTGTGCTTGGCTTTCTGGATTTCCTTGCGCTGCACCAATTTGCGGCACTCGGCATAAAACTTTTCCCGCAGCGATTGCAGCCGCTTGGCGATTTCGTCGAGCTTCAACGCGACTTCCGGCGGATAGACCGTGGTCGCCAGCATCAGTTTCGTTTTCTGGTCGCGCTTCTGCTTGATCTCCGGGCGATTGTCTTCGAGGTACGCCCGCTGCTCTTCTTCGGCCATCAGCAATTCGCGCGGGATGTCGGGGTTGGCTTCGCAGAGCAGGATGCCCCACTTTTCCGCCCCTCCGGCGGTTCCCATGGTGTGGGCGGTGGCGTCCGAATCGCGGCTTAAGACGCTATGCGCGACTGACGTGGCCGAGGGCCAGTGCACGGTCTTCACGTTGTTCCCCACGTCCTGCAGCTCGCGGGCGTTATAGACCACCAGCATGCCGAACTCTTCCCCTTCGCGCTTTGCGGGGACGATCCAGGTGCCGGAAATGCCAGCCGAGTGCGAGTGCTCGCGGTCGCTGACGTTGATGATGATGCGTGCGTCGTTCATGGTGTAGTTCCCTCCCCTTAGTGGGATGTGAGTTTCTTCGCCGTCGGGTCGAGCGCGGCCACGGTCTTCAAATTCGGCACGGTGACAAAATCTTCCGAGCAGAAGGGCCGCATGCCGTCCTTCATGATGTCGATGGCCTTACGCGAGAAGCCTTCTTCTTCGCGGCGCAGGCGTTGCTCGATGGCCGCTTTGCGCTGGGCGTAAGAATGGCGATCGCGACCCACGATGATCATGCGGACGAGTTCTGCGACCGCATCGGCCACGAGTGGAATGGGTTGCCCGCAAGAGGTGCCATCGGTTGTGAGCGGCATCACCAACTCGTACTCGCCGCGCGTGGGGAACTCTCCGGCGGTGTCGATGGTCAACCCGGCGATCACTTCCTCGCCCTGCTTGCGCCACAGCTCGGGCGATCCGTAATCTTCGGGCGGGCACCACTTCTCGAGGTGCCAGCAGTTGGCAGGCAGATACTTCGGCTCTTGTCGAGTTTCGATCTTCGATTCTTTCAGGCGAATAAAGGTGCGCGTTTCGGTGTGCCCGGTGAGCTTGTCGGTGAGTGTCGCCTGCAGGTGCTCGAACTGCTGCCACTCTCCGGTCATCGGAACAATGCGGTTGTAGCCCCAGATGACGCGGAACATGGGTTCGCCGTAACGGTTGGTTCCGCCAGCGACTGTGAGCTCCCGCGCGACGTGCGGGGGGCACTCTTGGGTGATGACGGCTTCTTGGGAGTTCTGCTTCATGCGGGATAGTCGAGCGTGATGAGGCGCCGTGCGTGGTCAACCGACTTGATCACGGCTACTTTGCCTCCCCCGCGTGCTCCACCATACAACCGAACCTTGTCGTTTGGCAGCAGCATAGCCCCAAAGTCTTCCCAGCGATTCAACGGCACATGGAGCAACTCCATGTATTGGTATTGAGGGAGCACGATCTTCTTCGGAAACGACCAGACCCGGCCAAGCGGAATCGCCTGTTCGAGAGCGATCCCGCCGATGCCGAGTCCGATGCTTCTTAAGAAACCGCGACGGTTCATGCCGCGATCTTACTTCTTTTCCGGCGCGAGCAGTGCTTCAAGTTCCGCGTTGCGCTCTTCTTCGCGCTTGGCGAGAACTTTCTGCGCCCCGAAACGCTCAACCGCTGCCTGCGCTTCTTTCTTTTTGAGGCCTTTATCGCTCACCAGGTACGCGAGGGCTTCTTCTTCCGCCGTCGGTAGTGGGGTTGCGGGTTCGGCCACGACAGGTGCTGGTGGTGTTGGCTCTTGAACGGTCAACGCCACTTGCAATTTCACCCCGCCGGAATCGGTCCGCTTGAGCGAAATGACCGAGGCGGTGAGCATCGCGTCCTTCGAGCAAATGGCGAACGGCCCATCGGCCTCGATCTGCGAGGTGAGGATGTGTACGCCGTTTTCGTCGACAACTTTTTCGGTAACGTGCATCTTGATTCTCCTGATCTTTTGAGTGATGGGCGTCGACAGGCCTGACTCGTGAGCGACCCAGACCTGCCAACGCATGGTGATTTAGTAGCCGCCGACCGGCAGTGCCAGGCCGTCGAAGAACAGCCCATAGCGCGGCTGGTCCATGAAGACGTTGAACACCACGTCGAAATACTGCAGGTATCCGGCTTCGAGGCCTCCGGATGCGCCGTAAATCTGGAACGTGGTCTGCCCGCCCTCTTCGAACATTCCGATCTCTTTGGTCACGCCGCGTCCCCAGTGCTTCAGGAGCAGCACGTCGATGCGCTGGATAGTGGCGTGGATCGAGGTCTTGATGGGAATTCCGCCGAAGGTCTTGGGCGGTCTGCGCTTCAGCATGTCCGCTGAAGATTCGCCTGAGACTTCCTGCTGCACGTTCTGGGTGACCGAGATCGCGCAGTTTTCCCAAGCCGCTTCCTGATCGACGTTCATGTAGGCGATCATGGGCTCTTCGAAGTTGACGCCCAAAACGCGGCGCAGCTTGTTCTCGCCCAGACGCCGCAGCGCCGGGGTGATGGTTGCCCCGCCTGCCGCCACGTGCGGAGTTTTCAAGGCCTCGGGATAGGTCGAACGGGCCATGTTGTTCCATGAACCGCTTGGCGAATCCACGTGGTTATAGAGCAGGCCTTCGAGCGAAACCGGGTTCGCTCCGCCCGCGCCCTGCGAGATGTTGATGACCAGAGCGTCGGTCGTCGAAGTGCCCGGAGGCAGCGCGTTTAGGGTGATGGTCTTCAGCAGGGGATCGACCGCGATGACCGTTGCCAGTCCGCGCGAAGCCGACGCTAATCCAGAGGGATAGACCTGGATGTCCTGGTTGAAGTAGAAGATGTTGGGGTTGGTGACGGTTAAGGTGTTGCCCGAGATCGACTGAATGGTGTCGAGCTGCCCGGTGCCGTTGGTGTTATAGACGCAATCGAGGGCGCGCTTGAACATCTTGAGCGCCTCTTCGACTTCGCGCACGGCCACGTCTTCGACCGCTTTGTCGTTGCCTTTGGTCGCGTACTCCGAGAGTTTCGAGATTTCAAAGGCGAAGCGGAATTGCAGGGTCGAGAGCGTGCCCACGTCCCAGGTGCTTCCAGAGCCGCGTCCCATGTCGTCGAAGTCGGCGGTTCCTTGCGAAAACTTCCCGCCCGGACGAATGAGCTGGGGCAAGCGGATGTTGCGCGTCGAGGCGTCGATCACATCGCCGCGCTTGTCGATGAGATCGAGCAGAATCACTTCCTGCTCAAAGGCGGTCGGTACGGTCTTCCGTACCTTTTCCAGTTGCAGCGCAACTGAATTTAAATTCTGTGCTGGCATGGATATCTCCGATTGAAGGGAATGGAATCAACTGCTCGGGCCGGAGACATCGGGAGCGCGGGAACCCGTGGTAGGCGCGCTTTTCGCTCGCGGGTGGAACTTATGTTTTGCTGAAACTTATGTCGTCAGGTGTTTGCCTCGCAGGATGTCGGCGGTTGAATACGGCTTGCCCTCTTTCGAGAACCAGCGCCCGCCCTCCTGATAAGGACCGGTGCGTTCTTTTTCTCTGGTGCGCTCGCCGCCTTGGCGGGTGGTCTTCACGGGTTCAGTGCGGCGTCTGCCCGTGTCCCGTTGATTTTGCCGGACCATGGCGGGAGTCTCCTCCCGCAGGACCTCACGTACGAACTTGTTCAGAATCCAGGGGTACTGCCACTGCACCTTCTGCAGGTCGAGCGTGCCTTTCAAATTTCCCGCGGAGTGTTCCGCGCGGAGTTTGCGCATGAACGATGGGCTCGCGGCCAGGTACTTCTCGATCCGTCCGCGGACGAGCTCCTGGATGCGCGAGCGTTTTTCCGGCGTGATGCCGGGCGCTTTTTCGAGCGCCTTGATCGCCGGGTGTTTCTGGATGACGTCCATCTGCAGCTTGCGCGACTCGCGCACGAAATTGCGCGCGAAACTCTGACGGTCCTCTTTGTGGCGGTCCTGGCGTTCGCGGGCAAGTTGCTCCCGGTCGGCCTGAATGCGGCGCTCTTCTGCGGTCGGCGCGGACTTCTCGCGCAGGAAACCCGCCGCCCAGTTGAGAACTTTGCCGAGCTGCTTAGCCAGGCCATCTTGTTTGGCTTCTTTCGCGGCCTCGATAATTTCCGAGAGCACTTCGGGAATTTCCGCCCGGGCAAGCGTCGCGCCCACGATTTGGCCCATCACTTCGCGGTAGGAGTCCGGATCGAGGCGCGCCCATTCTTTGGGCACGGTGCGGAACAAGGCGACTGCCGCATCGCGATCGTCCGAGAACAGGTTGTCGATGATAGTGCGGTGGCCCGCGTAGTTGCCGTCGCGGTCTCGCGAGTAGAAGTTCTGGTCGAGGGTCTCGACTTCCTTCACGTCCGACAGTAATTGCTCGACATCAGACATTCCACCGGGGAACTGCTCGCGCATCTGGCGGGCCTCGGCGACGGTCGGATAGAGCTCTCTATAGGCCATGTCGCGGCGGAAGGCGGCTTCGACCTGCTCTTGGACTTTCGGATATTTCTGGAAGACCGCAGTGAGTTCAGGCGCTTCTTTTTTGAGCGCTAGCAGGCGCTTTGAGACCAGGCCTTTGAAGTCGGTGGTCTCCTTGTCGACGTCTTTGGTCGCGTCGTCTTCGCGGGCATGATCGTCCGCGTGAGCATCATCAGCGCCCGCAGCATCGTCGTCGTGCGCTGCCGCGTCATCGGCTCCGGCGTCGTCATCAAGGCCGTAATCCGCACCCCCATCGTCTGCGCCAGCTCCAGCGTCCGAAGCTCCGGCATCAGCCGCAGCCCCGTCTCCCGCACTCAACGCGGCATCGGCGGCGGCAAAGGTCAACATCAAAAACGGAAAGAAGAAATTCAGCAGGTGCTTAAGCATTGGGCCTCGTCTCGCCTGCACCGGTAGGCGGTTGGAACGGTTTCGGTGCTGGTTTACTTGCTTTGTCGAGCATCAATTTGGCAATAAAGTCTTGCGGCGTGACTTCGATCCCGAGCTTCGCTAACACTTGCGCCTGCGCCTCGGGCGGCATGTCCTTGAAGGCGATGTTGAGCGATTCGGCGAGCGGCTTTTCGTCGGGAGGCGGCGCGGGGATGGCTTTGTCGTGCTGCGCCTTGTGGGCTTTCACTGCCAGCCAGCCCATGGGGTTTTCGCGTTTCATCTTCTGGCCACGTTCGTTGTTCATCCACCACTTGCAGCAGGCGGATTCAGTGGGATGATCGTCGTCAGAATCAACTTCGACGGATGGCGCCAGGCCTGCGAGTAAGTCATCGCCCTTGGGAATCTTGGTGAGTTCCGCAATCTCTTTCAATTGCTTCTGCCACGAGTCCATGCCGGGGACTTTCAAATCCGGGATCCCGGTCAATTTCGCGAATAGCTGGCGGTTGCCCATGTCGGCCAGTAATAGCGCGCCTTGCGGCGAGTCGGAGATCTGCATCAGGGTGGCGCGCTGCTGGTTCCACAGCTCTGGGAAGTTCTCGTCGCCTTCGGGATAAGCTTCGGCCTCGCCGTCGAGCGCGGTCACATCGACCGACTCCGATTCGAAGTCGCCGGAATCGGCGAGCACAGGGATCCGCACCTCGCCTTGCGCGTGCTGCTCGAAATCCCGGCAGGCAAGCGTCAGGATATCGGCTTCGGCCTGCTTCAGGTTCACGTAGAACACGCCCATGCGGCCCATGGCCTGGTCGCGCTGCATCGCCTGCTGGCCTAAAGTTTCCGGGGCATCGTCGGCGGCGCCAGTCAGCGCGGGGAAAGCTCCCGAGAGATACTGCGTCACCGGACCCATCAGGTCCATGGTGTGTTTCGCCATGTCGGGCGACACCGAATCGGCGCGGACCTGCAGGATCCGCTGCCGGATGTCGGTACCGGGCTGCAGCGCAACTTCGACTTCAAGTCCGGGCGCCGCGCGCTGTTCGTCGTCGGCGTCCGAAGAGAAAGTGTCGGCGGCGCGGTAGGTGATTGGGATCCCGTACTCGTAGGTCTCGGCTTCGATGTTCGAGAAAGTGTTGAAGCGGTCCTGCACCGAGATCATGGATCCGCCGACCGCTGGGCGGTGCTGGCCGCGTCCCGGCATGGCGTGCCGGCAGACCACGGTGTCATCCATCGACTCGTGCTTCGATTTGTAGAAGGTGTTGCCGGCGAACTCGATGTAGGCGCCGCGGGGAAAAATCTCCTTGGCGCGGGCGCGCTGATCTCTGTCCATCATCGCGTAGGCGCTGGGCCGAAACCAGACATTCGCATAAGTCACGAGGGACGACTGTTTCGCTCCGGTCTGGGTTTGCGTCTTGGCGTTTTCTGCGACCGAGAGGCGCGCGTTGCGCTCGAAAGCATCGTCCGGGCCGAAGTTCATTCCCGGTTTGATCTTTTCGTCGATTTCCTCAGTCGGCGCGTTGGCTTTGAGGATCGAGTAGTGGACCTCTTCTTCGATCGCGAAATAGTGATATTGCGATTGCGAGTTGGTGTGCTGCGGCCGCTTGCAGTTGAGCGCGCCGTAGATTTCGATCACCTGGCGGCCGCGCGCGACTTCTTCCGTGCCCCCATCGCCTGGCACTGGCACCGGATCTTCTTCTGAGATGTCCTCATCGGTGAGCATCTTGCCGCACGAGGGGCAAGGAACTGGAGGCATGGCTTCCATGGCCGGCGCCGACCAGCCGCATTGCGAGCAGCGAATGGTCGAATCGACGGGCACGTCTTCTTCTGAGAGCACCTGGCGCTGGTCAAAGCCGTATTTCTCGCCGTTTTCGGCGTAGCGGGTCCGCAGGCAGATGAAGCCCCCGGTCCAGGCGTGGTACATCTCCTCCTGCAAGCGCATCTGCGGCGGGTTCCAGCGCTGGATGAGCCGCGAGAGCTTGGTGCGGCCTTCGGCGGTTTCAAGGTCGTCGGAGTTGTCGGCGTCATCGGGGAAGAAACGAATGCGCGGCGGAGCTCCGGCCACAGCTCCGATTTCAGTGAGCCCGGTCGCCTGGTAGATATTGGTGACGAATTCAAAGCGCGGCATCTCGTCGAAATCGAGATCGCCCATCGCCGACACGCCTACGCCAGGCGCCGGCTTCCAGGTTTCATCGCGGTCCGACCAGTACCAATACTGCCGCCCCGCCCAGTAATTCTCCGCCTGCTTTACGTCCTTGACTTCGATCAGGCGCGCATAGCGGTCTTCGGAGGTGCACTTGAGATAGAGATCGAGGAAGGCCTTCTGCAGGTCCTCGTCGTCGGCGAGGGGATCGTCCCAGACCGGACTTTCGTCCTGTTCGGTCTGATCGTCGGCCGAGGCTTCGGTTGAAGGCTCTTGCTCGTCTTCTTCAGTTAAGAGGTCGGTGTCCATCTAGGCGGGTGTTGCAACTTCAACGGGTGGTTCGATCGCTTCCTCTATCGGCTTCACTTGCGCCGGCGCGTGATCGACCATGTGTAGGTAGCGGTCGGTCAGAGTTTTAGCGTGGGCGTGCAATTGTCCCGTGGTCGAACACATCCCTACTCGGCGAGTGGCCACGCGCAGCATGCGCTTCTCGATCTCGTGACGGAATTTTCGCCGGGCTTTTTTCTCAGCGCTTTTTTCTTCGCGGGATGACATGACGTTTGCGTTCAGGCAGTGAGCCCTTCGGCGTAGCGGAGTCCCACTCCCGGACGGCTTGTTTTCCGCCGAGCGCGCGAACTCCGCTTGCCTAGTGGCCCCAGCGGGCCTGGGCTTTCGACTCCCAGGGCATTACTGCGCAGGTTGTACCGGGGTGAAGCCCCAAACGCGAGCTTTAATCGCGCCAGCTCCGGGGTTCGAGGTCGCGCCGGTGAATACCACCGCCTCAAGCGCCGAAGTGGTTCCGGTCGAAGTTGGGGCCACTTGGTTGGCTACGCCTGTGGTGCCAGCCGTGAGCGTGGAATTCGCAGAGCAGAATGACGCGCCTGAGGCCGTGCTGCCTACCGCCCAGCTGGCCGTAACCGTGATGGTCGTGGTGACGCGGGCCGCGCAGCCGGTGCTCGATCTATTGGTGGGAACCTTGGTGGTCGTGGTCGTGGTCAGGCCGCTCGTTGAGAGGACCACGATTCCAGTGTCCGCCACCCAATAGACCAATCCGCCCCCGGACACTCCGGCGTCGGTGATGGCTTCAAACATTCCCGCATCGCCTGAGACCACCGGCGCCGAAGCGCCGTGAGTATTCGAGAAGGTGGCGGTGATGGTCGCGCACTGCGCGGACGCGCCTACACCGAGAAAGCCTGGCGAGCAAGCGCCGATTGAAACCGCGCTCGGGGTCACCGTCTCATTGTTCGCATCCATCAGGTAAATCGGCGTGTTGGTGTTGAAGATCGAGGCGAGCGGCACGGAATAGCCGTCATTGAGTTGGCACACTCCCTGCACTCCGCCTGCATTGCAGACGACGATGATCGACTGCGAGCCGGTGGCGGAGTTTCCGGAAAGCACCGTGGCCTGCCAGGTGGCGTAAGCCGGGGCATACCAGACGCCGTTCAGATTGTGCGCGAATTGGGCCTTCTGGCCGAGGAACGCGATGGAAGGCGCGGTTTGCGCGGCCAGCATGTTGCTGCCAGGGAATACCCCCGCATAGCCGACGAGGATGTCGCAAAGCACGTACGTCAGCAAGGCCAGCCGCAGCGTCCGCAGGTTGAGTTTCGAGAATAGCTTTTTCATGGTCGTAGTTTTTTCTCCAAAGGAAATTGAAAAATATGGAACAGAAACTTTTACGGCTCGATGCCCATGCGGCCGAAGCTCGCGCCGCCTTGGTCTTCTTCACCTTCGCCCGGACGCTGCTCGCCGTCCCGCCCGATGTGCTGGTGAATGTGGGCGGCAATGCCTTCGGCGTCTCCCGCTTCGTGGTCGTGCGATTCGTGCTGCCCGTCAGGATGGGTGATGTGCACGGTGTGGCCTTGGGAATGGGAGTGGATGGCGATGTGCGGGTGCTTCGCGCCCTGGCCTTGGTTCTGGGCGCCGCCGTCTTCGTGCTCGCTTTCGCCGGACATGTGGCGGCCGCGTTGTCGGTTCATGAAGTGCATAAGTTATTCCTCGTTTTCGGATTCGGGCGCGGATTCGGACTCTGAGTGCTCCTCTTGCTGGCTCTCGTTGTGCGCGGACTTGAAGAAATTGCAGCAGCCTTCGGCGTCGACCTGGCCTTTGACTTCGGGGTCGGCCTGCACGCGCGGGTCTTGGCAGGGCGGCTGGCCTTGTGGGTCGTACTTCTTACAGTTCTCGCACTCAAAGGGCCCGAGATCAGGCGTCGCGTAACCGGATGCGGCTGTCCCATCCTGCGTATTTGCCGAACCCGGCCCGAGCTGCACGAGTGGCTGTTCCTGCTGTGGGGCTTGCATGTGCGAAGCGCGCTGCGGATTCATGAAGTGCATTTCAGGCGTCCATTCTTAGCGGCACGGTGCCGTTCGGTTTTGCTTCCTGGGCCTCGAGTGCCCAGCGGCGCTGCGGCCAGTTCATGCCTTTGGTGGATTGCTTCAACTCTTTGCGCTTCGCGTAAGGCACGTCGGCCAAGGTTTCGACGGGTTTCCCCTCAAGCGAGCGCTTGGTCACGAAATGCCGCTCGAGATCAATCAGGCGATCGGCGAGATCGGGGACGCCCAACAAACGGAAGATCAATCGGCGAAGCATGAGGTGATCCCCTTTCGCGGCGATAGGTGATCGAGCGCTTTTCGCAGCGCGCTTTTGCGTACTCGAGGATGCACCCAGTCGTCCGGTGGCTCGATGAAGCTCTCCACGTAATCGGCAATGGTGTCATCGTGGATTTTCTTCAGCGCCTCGATCGGGATGCCGCCACCTTTGCGCGCACCCACAGAGCCGCGGTTCGCAGTTTCTTTGGCGATGTTCTCGAGGTAGAGCTTGTGGAAGCCGGCGATGATTTCGGAGCGGGTCATTTTAGTTTGCGGTCGCAATGATGGTGACGGCCGCGCCGGCGACTGAGGTCGGGTTGATGCGGTACTGCAAACCCGCCTGCATGTTGGCTTCAACCGCGAGCGTCGAAACGCTGGCAGTGATGAGCGCGACGCCCACGTGCTTTTTGTTCCAAGTCGTCCCACCATCGGCGGAGACTTCGATATCGACGGTGCAACCAGTCACGCCGGCGCCCTGGGCCTGAAGCGACAGGTTGCGATCGCCGCCGCCTGGGCGTTCAGATACGGTGAAGATTTGCGAGAGCGCGACGCCGGTCTGGCCGGCCGCGAGGCCATTCACCACAACTGCCGGCAGGCCGGAATCGAGCGAGATGATTTGCGTGAGCGGCGTGTTCAGATACGGCGGTTGCAGTTGCGATGGCATATCAGTTTCTCGGCCTCCACGGTCTTCCTAGTCCGCCGCGGCGGTTGCGCCGCTTGCGGCGTTCGATCGATTCCGCCCGCTGGTGCATCATGGCGCGCGCGGTCGGGTCCATCTCGGCTACTTCCACCCCGCGCGATTCGGCGTATTCCGCGACTTTGCGATCGGCCATGATTGAGACGGGAACGACAGACGTTCCAAATTCATGCTGCAGCCCCATGCGCGCCGAGTCCGCGGGATCGTCGCCGATGGTGTCGCCTTCCGCATAATCCACCTTCAAAACATTTTCCGGATCGTCGGGATCGCGGATCAGCGTGGGCATGCACTCGATCAATCGCGGGCAGGCGTCCGAGATCAGCCACATATCCGCATCGAGCAACTGGCTCATCAGGCGAAAGCCGGACATGCGCGAACCCGGTGAAGAGTCCGCGGGATGCGGCTTTGGCACTTCCTCGCCCAGCGCTTCGGTCAACAGCTGCACGATCGACTTCGGATACTTCGGGAGCGAGCGATTCGACAGCCGGCCGGCGTCCCAGGAGAAGGGGAACGATTTCAACCGTTCGCCCTTCGATGCTGCGGTGATGCGCTGTCCCCATTCTGATTCCCCTATGCGGCGGTCCCACAGTTCGCGATAGGTGATGATGCGGTTGTGCTCGTCTTTGCGGTGCCAGTGAAAGCAGGCCGGATGCTCGTAGCCCCAGTCGCCCGAGATCCAGTAGGTGTGCCAGGGCCGCATCTGCCGCATGGCGTCGGCTGCGGGGATGACGTGGCGCGCTCCCTTGCGGCCTTGCGGATCGTCGTCCGGCCAGTTGTTGAACTGGGGAAAGTATTGCCCGGTGTAGACGTTCCAGTCGCCCTTTGCCACCATGCGCGCCATGTCGGGCGGAAGCGTGAGCAGGCCTTTGTGATAGCCGGGAACCAGGTGCGGATTGTCCGAAGCCTTCGCGCGCACCATGACGAACTGGTCGCGCAAAGGTTCAAGCTCGGGCGGGAACTTTTTGAGGTGCCAGTAATTTTTGACCCAGTCGTGACCTGGTCCTCCGGGGTTGGTTGCGCCTGCGAACTTCGGCCGATCGATTCCCGGCCAGCGCAGGCGGAAGCGAAGCCAGTTAAAAACCGTGAGCCGGTTGAGCGTGAGTTCATCGACCGCGATCGCCGCGAACTCGGCCGATTTGTACTTTTCGAGCTTGTCGAGATTTCTGAGGGCGATGACGCCCGAGCCGAATTCCGAGTTGAGCTGGAAATTCCAGACGCTGTGGCGATAGGTGAGGCGGCCGAGCCAGTCGGGGAACTCGTGCTCGATCTTTGACACTTGGCGATCCTGAAGGTTCGGGTAATCCTCGCAAAATAGGCCCACAACCACGTTGCGAAGGCCGAGGACCTTGAAGCACCAGATGAGATAGAGGACCAGCCACCATCTGAGGACGTAGCTCTTTCCGCCGCCGGCTTCGCCGCCGTAGAGCACGAAATCATGGGTTGCGATGGCATCGACAAATTCCTGCTGGCGCTCAGTTAGGTTTGCCAGCCGCGCCAGGTCGAGCTTGGGTGGGCATGCTAAGGTTGCCAAACTCTACCTCGGCCGGCGGTTTCTCCGGACCCGATTCGACCCGGATGGTCGGCTTGCCTTCGTGCCGATCCCAGATGTACTGCTCGACGCGAAAGGCCAGCTGCTCGTCCTTTGAATCGCGCAGGCGCTGCCAGCGTTCTCGGGTTGAGAGCCGGGCTTCAATCTTTTTCTCTGCATTCGCCGCGACGCCCTGATCTTCGAAGAGCTCTTTCGCGAGCCCGCTCGTGAGCGGCAGCGAGGCGTTCTTCCTTCTGCCCGCGTTCCGTCGTGCTCCGCCATGCTGACCCAACTTGAAAACCCTCTTGAATCAACTCAAATCAAGTTCACAGGGCGTTCCGGACGCGCGCTGACGCTTCTTCGGCCGAGATGTCGGTGTAGGCAAGTGTGTTTTTCGCCGACACGTGAC